AGGGAGACCGGACCAGATACGCGGAAGAATATGCCCAACAGTACCTTGGAAAAGGCCAGCGGACGTTGTACCGGTATACGAAAGCCTACCTTGAGGCATCGGCCTGGGCGGACAAGCTGCAGAAAGAAGATGGATCCGGATATGATCACTTCAAGGTCTTGTGCCTTTGCCGGAAACCTAAGGAAAGCGGGACATTTCCGAGTATCAAGTCGGAAGTGAAGCAGGTGATCAAGAACATCTGGTTCAATAAGGAGTTTGCCTCGAACCTGGGAACACGGGAAATGCTGTATGAGAAGCTGCAGGCCATTGCGAATATCAACAACTGGAAAGATCTGCCGTCCTACCAGACCGTAACCCGGTATATCAGCTACCTGATGGAAGATGAGAATTTAAAGAACGCCTGGTATCTGGTGGCCCGTGGTGAACGGGAATACAAGAATAAGGTGATGGTCAAGGCAGAACGGAACACCATGGACCTGAAGGTGATGGAGCTGGTGATGGGCGATGAGCATACCTTCGACTGCTGGGTGGCCTGGACGGCTCCTAACGGTAAGGTGATGGCCATTAAGCCGCACCTGTGCGCCTGGATCGACATCCGGAGCCGTATGATCCTTGGGGACGTGATGTGCAAGGACGCCAATAGTGACATCCTGAAGCAGTCCCTGTTAAAGCTGCTTTACCATGATGCTGGAAGCGTGCCGAGATATATCTATGTGGATAATGGCGCGGATTATGTGTCTAGGGAAATGACGGGTGTACAGCGGTATGACCGTCAGCGGATGGGATTTGATGATGCGTCCATCGGTTTTTACCGGTCTATCGGAATTGAGGATTACCACAGGGCACTTCCTTATTACGCTTGGGTAAAAGGAAATATCGAGCGGTCATTCCGGACGGTATGCGATAAATTTACCAGATGGTTTGCAAGTTACACGGGAACGCTGACCGGTTCTAAAACTTTTGCCAAGGTGGAGAAGGATGTCCAGGGTCTCCTGGAGAATGGTCAGCTGCTGACCATGGAGGAGTTTTACGCAGAGTGGACGAAGTGGCTGCATGAAGTTTACCAGGTGAGGGTACATTCCGGGCTTAAGAAGCAGGGCGAGAAGTACAAAACACCACTGAGCTGCTGGGAGAATGAAGAACGTTATGTGAAGGCAGTGCCGCCGAAGAGCTTTGCCACCATACTGATGATGAAATCGGAAAAGTGTTTTGTCAGAAATGTTGGAATTAAACTGGCTGGCATGACCTACCGCTCTGACGAGCTGTGTGATTATATCAACAGCTACGTGGATGTGAAGTATGACCCGCACGATATGGGAACGATCTACATATTCCGGAATGGAAAGAAGGTCTGTGAGGCATATGCCCAGGAACTGCTGAACTTTATATCTCCGCATGGTGTGGAGCAGAAGGCGTTGAAGGTGCATCTGACCCGCCAGAAGAACCAGAAGAAGAGGGATCAGGAGCGGGTGAAAGAGGCGAATGTACCGTTTACCGAATTAAACGATCAGTACATCGGCTTTGGCAAGGCCACAGGCGGTATCGACCTGATGATCGGAAAAGATCCGGAGAAGAAACCGAAATCCGCTAAGGTGGTGGCTCTGCCTACGGATAACACCTACCGATCCGGATTCAGGAAGGGCGCAGAAGCGCCAGAGGAGATGGTGGAAAGCGATTATCTGAGTGGAAAAGCGGAATCGGCATTAAGGATGCTCCGGGCAATGAACGAGTAGATATTTGGGAAGGAAGGTTGGACAAATGGAAGCAACTGCAACTTATACAGTGCAAAAGACACTGGCGGAAGTGATGTTGGAACGTTTAAGTACGTTGAAAATGACAAAGGCAGAGGCGGCGCTGAGGATGAATTATTCCCGGTCCGCGCTCAGTCAGTACCTGAATGGCAAATACAACAGTGATCCGACAGAGATCGAAAAGAAGATTGTAGCGTTTCTGGAGGCCAGCGGCGGGGTACCGGGACGGACTCCGGAAGTGAAATCGGAAAGCAATGTGGGAACTGTACCGTTAAAGGAAAAGATCCGGTACTTTGAATCAAGGGACTTTGCGCAGACCATCGGTGTCTGCCAGGCGTGCCAGGAAAACATGGGGCTTGGGATCATCGTTGGGAAGTCCGGACAGGGAAAGACCCATGCGCTTAAGAAATACGCCCAGCTGCCACGGGTGGCCTATATCGAGTGTGATGACACGATGGCCTGCCGGGATCTGGTGGAGGCCATTGAGAACGGCGTGGGACTTCCTAAAGGATATGGTGGCACAATCTGGAGCCGGGTAAACCGGATCCGGGAGTTCTTCAACACCAACAATGGCTTTCTTTTGATCATTGATG